TGATGATTTTAATCATACTGCAATTGCAGAAGAACTTGCTGAAGTTGGTATTACTTATACAATGGCTGATAAGGATGCACCATCTGTTCCATTTATTCATTTAAAAGATGCTTCTTTTTTGAAGCACTATGCTGTATGGGATGATGAATTGGGACTTTTCCGTTCTCCTGTGGAGGATGATTCAATTGCTAAAATGTTGCATACTCATTTGAAGTCCAAGGTTTTAACCATGGAACAATCAAGTGCTGAAGCAATTCAAAATGTTGCATTGAAATATTTTGAGTTTGGCCGAGAGGTCTACACGCTACGTAAATCGCAACTTGAGGAGGTTGCACGTGCCGCTGGAATTCAAGGGTACGTTGGACCAATTATGAGTTACGATGAGCGAGTTGCGTGGTATCGTGAGAAGTTCGACCTTTAGGTTGGCTTCAAAAGCCCGCCCTTGGGGCTTTCAATACTGGGGGCCACCGCAATTATGCGTTGGATAAGTTAAAAATAGTTGTTTGTGTTTGTATAACGCATGAGCTGTAGGTTCTGAATTACCTATGACTTGTGGACAGCTACACAAGTAGTCATTGTACATATTGTCGTTATTTAGCGACGGGGTGACGCCCACAAAAATAGCACTGTCATGTTGTCGACTGATGCACCGCACATGATATTTTTTCAAATAGCATTTCTCGTTTATATACAATTTTTGAGGACGGTACCCTCAATAAAAATACCGATCTCAATACTCATATGAGAACTCTTCGTCGTGTTGAATCATTTGATGATTTTAATGAAGTTGAGATTCTCAAATTTTATATCAATGATTTAGAAGGCAAACTTGCAAGGAGAGACGAACTTATATCTCAACTTGAGGAAAGGGTTCATCAATTAGAACTTGCAGTTTTGTTTTCTCAATCTGGAGTTGTTTCTGATTCCCAGCCTCCACCAGGTACTCAAGAAAAAGAATCAGTTCCACAACATACCGAACAAATTACTGCATTTGTTGATCAAGATGCTGGATGGACTACTGAGAGAGTAGGTTATTATGAACCAACAATGGATCTTGCGAACAATAATGATAGTGAATTGGGCAATTTTCTCGAACGCCCTATTCGCCAATCAGCGCAATCATGGACTGTTGGACAACCTCTTTTTTATAAGTTTAATCCTTGGAAAGCCTTTTGTGAGAATGCTTTTGTGCGAGACAAAATCAAAAATTATGAATTGTTGCGTATGAAATTACACGTCAAAATGGTGATTTCAGGCACCAAATTTCATTATGGTCGTGCTTTAGCTTCTTATAATCCGTATACATCAAATGATGAGGTAACTGTGAGTAGGAATTTTATCCCTCAGGATTTGATTCAAGCATCACAGAAACCTCATTTCTTTCTGAATCCGACTAAAAATCTTGGAGGTGAATTGTGTCTTCCTTTCTTTTGGCCCAAGAATTACTTTAGTATTCCCGATGCCGACTGGGATGATATGGGAGATATTGTTATTTCATCTTTTGGAAATCTTTTGCACGCAAATGGTGGCGATGATTCTGTTACTATTACTATTTACATTTGGGCTGAAGATGTTGTACTTACGATTCCCACAACGTCTGATCCTCCTCTTGTTCCACAGAGTGGAAGACGCGGAAAGCGTGTTAATAACACAGATCAAGGAAATGCAATTAATGGAAGTGACG